TTTCTTTTCTGACAGTATCTTCACGTTATCGCACACTACATCAGTGGTGTAGACAGTAGCACCGTTCTTTTCGTAAGAGCCAGTCTGTATTCTGCCATCCACACCAACGATCATCCCCTTCTTTGCATAACGCTCCACGAACTCAGCCGACTGTCTCCAAGCGATGCACCGGATGAAGTCAGCCTGTGATTCCTGATCATCCTTTTTCTTCTGTCTGTCACAGGCAACGGTGAATGTTGCCATTGTCAGCCCCGAAGAAGTGACACGTACATCAGGGTCTTTGGTGAGTCTGCCAACAAGTACAGCTCTGTTAATCATTGTTTCATTTCCTCCTGAAGTTTTTTAATTCTGTCTATAGTTTCTTGCGATGCCAGCATTTCTTCCTTCTGCTTCTGCATGTACGATGGCATCGGGACCACTGCACCAGTCTGTTGCTTCGGTGGCTGAGACTGCTTCTCTCGGTCTTCCTTGTCCCACCGTCTGAGTCTTGCTTTCCAGTCTGATTTCCATCCGGCACTTTCGTAGTAGTCGAAGAAATACTTCGGATCGACAACAAGATCATTCTCAGAAACAAACGATTCAATATCAGCGAGTGTGGGTGGGAAGGAGGTTTCATTTTCTTTTCTCTCTACACTCTCTTTTATATTTGTTATCTTTGTTCTCTTTGTTATATTTGTTCTAGTGTTGTCGGTCGTTTGTCGGTCGTTTGTCGGTAGGTTGTCAATTCTTTTGTCGATTGGCTTGTCGATGTCATCAGGCAAATCTTGATATTTGCTATACTGGGTAATAGAAATTAACGTTCCGTAGCCTGTCGATTTTGTTGTCACTTCGTTTGTCGATTTTAGGTGTTCTAACGCAGTTCTCACAGAACGTACAGATAATCCTGTTGCCTTGGCAATTCCGCTCAAAGTCTCCAAAGTCTGCCCTCTTCCGATCTCAATTCCACGCCATCTGTTTGGCTTCCAGTTAGCTTTTAAGAGAAGGTACAGCCACACCGTGACTGTCTTTGGGTCGCTGTACCATTCCCACTCAAGCATCTTTCGATGCAATACAATAAATCCATTCTCGTTATTCATTCTTTTCTTCTAAAGTTGTGATCGTGATGTAACATCTCGGCATCTTGTCGGTGTAATTCTTTTCTGCTAAAACGGAAGCAACCATCGCATCATCTGTCCATGCCACACCATTCAGACCATCGAAGATTGACTTGATGAGGTTGTCGATGTCAGGTTTCTTGCTGACAAACCCATCCACGGCTGATGCTTTTTTCTTCTTGCTCCATGACTTTGGAATCGGGAAAAATGCATAGATGTCCACTCTCACAGGCACATCCAGCGGAACGGCATCAGGATAATCATTCATGAATGTAGTACGCACAAGATTCTCATACCGTACTGTCTTCTCGGGAGTGTATGCTCTCGGATGACCGCCACGGACAGTCATTCTCGGTCTGCCTTTGCCGACTGGAATGCCAGGCACTTGGATGGTCATCATTATCATTCGGATACGACCTCTGCTTCAATGACTTCGCCTGTGTCCTCGTCAGCAACGAACTGTGTGTAGTCTGTCTCGTCCTTGACCGTGTACATGTCCTTGGAAAGATCCGTCTTGATTGTCTCGTCAGCTGACAATGCTCTCTGTACTTCCACTGATAGCGGTGCGTACTTCAGTACCTTCTTGATAACCGTCTTCTTTGCCATCTCGTCAAAGTTGGATGTCCACGGTGAGGAAGAACTGCTGAATGCCTTGCTGAATTTCTTAGCATGGTTCTTGATGTCCTCGACACTCATGACTTCAAATCCAAAGTCTTTTCCGTTCTTCCAGATTGCATAGTAAGCAATGACCTTGCCCCTGTTTTCCATTGCAGGTACATGCACAAGATTCGGTTCTAAGCCATAGGAATACTCAAACTTGTCACCTTCATAGACCTCATGTGCCTGAACGTTTGTGCCGTTTCTGTGAGCGAGATCGAGCATACCCTTGTAGCCAATCTGATACTGAGTTTCCAGCGTTCCGTGATTCATGTACGGAATCAGATAAGCCTGTCCAAGCGGTGTATTTGGCTCAAGACCGCACTGTGCAGCATTCATCATCGCTGCAAGGAATGACTTCGGTGTTGTCTCTGCCAGTTTCGGTGTTGTGGACAATGCATTCAGAGTCAGTCTAGTGAACTTCTCTGGTGTCATGACTTGCGGAAGCACCTTCTGTACTTCCGGCATCATCGCCTGAACGTAATCCTTCATTGTCTTCTGTGGTTTTGCTACTGATGTTTTCTTTGGTGTTGCCGGAGCAACTGCCTGTTTAACTTCTGCCATTTTCTTTCTCCTTTACTGTAAATACTCTTGTTCCTTTGGCATTTGTCTTCCATGAGACTGTATATTCATCGCAGATACCCTTTTCGGAGTCTTGCAAGACCGCCTTGAGTACGCTGTCGCATTCCCTGCGGATGCTCTCCAGTGACTTGATTTGATGTGCTATTGCCACTCGGCTTTCAATCGTCTGCCGATAATCGGACAAATCCATGACATCCTGAATGCTTTCGGGGTACATCTGATTGATGGTTCGCTCCGTGCTTTCGGAGTCATCGATGTCCGGCTCTGTGCCGTCCTGAACCATCTGCCAAAAGGCGATTGCCGATTCTAACATTTCTTCGATAAACTCATCGTTTCGGTCGATCTTTGTGATGTAGAAATCACTGTCTCTCTTTGTTGCGAGATACCCTTCCTTGTATCCTGTCAGCATCAGATAGAACTGTACCTGTGCGTAGTGCATCGGTGGGACCTCTCCAGCGTTGTAGTTCATGCGGTTACGAGCGGAAGTTGTCTTGCATTCAAGAACGAACTTCTCACCGACACCAAGCCTGTCAACGTGTGCCACCAGGAACGGATATTCCTTGCACGAGAATTCATATGTAGTCTTCTTGACTTTCTTGCCTGTCTTCATGCAGAACCGCTTTGCCACCAGTTCTTCCATGTTTGTTCCCCACCACACGGCTTCTTTGTCGGAGATGTCTTCCACCTCAATCCTTCCGCTCTTCTCTGCCCACAATGTGTATGCGGACTTCCAAGGGTTAAGTCCAAGGATTGCCCCGATATCAGAGCCACCGATGAACTTATCCCTGTCAGCTGACGGATCACCGCTCCATTTTTTCTTTGTTAGTTTCATTGCTTCACTTCAATCTTTCCTACGGTATATCTGCCGTAACCTTCTCCTCTTCTTGAGCCGACACCGATGAAGTTGCCGGACATCTGCACCAGTGCCAGAATCGTTTCCCTTGGGAATGTTCCTTCAAGGAATGTGATCTCAATGTCACATGTCCATCCCATGAACTGATTCTGCTGAGTCAGGACGTTAACCTTGTTCAGACCGTTGGTCATGGCAAGATGCTGATCGTAACCTGCCTGTGCGAATGTGATCGGATTCTTGACAGAGACAGAGACTGTTCTCTTCAGATCCGCACCAGACTTGCCAGTGCTATCCTTGAAGCCACAGCTGATGAATGTTTCTTTGAATGACTCTTGGAATGCTTTCCCAAGGATGCACGGAGCATTGTTCTCCATGTAGTTCTTCCATTCTTCCTCGTTGTAGAGGGAATAATCATCATCGTGATAGACAATCGGATCTCTCCAGTTGATGGATGTGATCAGCTTCTCCCACATGTTGTACGGTTGCTGAATGTCTGCAGGAATCTTTGTTCCCTTCGGATGAGACTGTTTGAAAATCTCCTCCCGCTCAAATGAACGTGCCTTTTTGTTCAGGATCAGATCGGATGTGCCGACCAGCTGAACCTTCAGCTTCGTTGTACGGATTGCTTCAAGACTGATTGTGGATTCTGTAGTTGTGTTGGTTTTTTTCTGTGTCATTTTCTTTCTCCTTTACTTTGACTTTCTGCTCGATAGCAGATGTAGGGAAACAGTGTTCTGTAGTGTTTTGCAATGCGATGTCTTGAATTGTTCTGTTCCCCTACATCCACCATTGAGCTGTAGATGTGATGCATTGGCGAGTTCTGTTGTGTTCTCTTCTATTGCACGGTGTAATGTTCTGCCATGTCTGTCTGCCCTTTCGGCAGATGTAGAGAAACATAATGCAATGTCCTGTTTTGCAATGTGCCGTTTAGCTATGCACTGTTTCCCTACATCCACTGGAAGTAGTGGATGTCATGTTCTGTTCTGTCGTGTATTGTCGTACGGTGTAATGTTCTGTTTTGTGCCTAAGCCATTGGCTTATGAAGTACGCACTGTCCTGTCCTGAACTGAAATATCCTGTCCTGTTGGCTTCTGCTTGGTGCGTACCACATAAACCAATGACCTATGTTGTGCTGTATTGTCCTGTCGTTTTTTGCCCTGTTTAGGAATGTTTTCAAATGTGCTGTTATAAATATCACACTGTCTTCAGACAGATTTCTATTTGCTCGATAACCTCTTGCAACTCGACTATCTTCTGGTATCTGCGTTGGAATGCTTGCATCTCTCCGATTGCTTGGTTGAGCAGTCTCTGATACTCGTCCTCGTTTCGGACCGTAAGCACTACTGGCTTGTATGCTTGGTCTTCCCTGTCATGCTGAATGACTCGCAGAGATAGCGGTGGCTTTTCTTCCTGTGGCTGAACCACCACCATCAATG